GCCAAAGCCTGCTGTCATTGCAACGCTAAAGTTTGCAACAGCAGTGCCGCCTACGTTGTTTACCTTTACATCGCCGCCGATATTGCCAGTCATGCATAGCAGGTTCATTGTGCCGCCTCTTGTGGATTACGAATTTGCTCTTTCTGAGCGTCTGTCAGCTTGCCTTTCTGCTCAGCCTTGGAGATTACCTGTTCGGCGGTAATCTTTCCAGCTTTAATTGCAGACAACCAAGGCTCGATATTTGCAGAGAACTGGTCTTCAGGGTAGTCATTCAGCAGCGCTGCAACCTTCAGGATCAGACGCTTGATAAGGTGGGGTTTGCGAACACCTCGACGAGCACTGATCAGCGTCTCGTAATCACCCTTGATGTCGCTCAGGAATGCAACCTTGATACCGCCTACTTCAACGCCACCGTAGATGACAGTCGGATCGCCATACAGAGTGATTGCCTTGCCGACCCACTGACTAGACTTGTCGCCCCAGCCGTCAGGCTGAGCAATGCATTTCAGCATTCCCTTCGAAGGCTTGTATGGAGTCGCTGGGCATTCAACCATGTGGATGAATACGGGATGGTCCCGATCACCTGGCGTCACCTTCGATACCGTGAACGTCTGCGGACCAGTTAAGAACGTTTCGTAGTTGAGCTGATCGCTCTTGGGCTTCGTTGCTGCACGGATATCCACATCTTCACTCATTCTTCATCTCCAAAATCAATTTCTACTTCGTCGTTTTTCTCAAGCGCCCAAAACGGAAGCCCGATCAATTGTTCTTCTGAGGCACCATCATATCCATCCCACACGCCAGACTCAAGGCAATTCGCATAAATATTCAGAGCAGATCGGTATTGCTCGCGACCTACGGCAATTGATTCGTCGTCAAGGCGATAGCACATGACGTTATGCGGTGCCTTGCTCTCGACGGCAATGAACCCGAAACCTTCAAGTACATCACCAGTAGCCCAGTAATACGTGTCCATGTAGAACGCAGCCTGGAACGCATAGCCGTACTTGGCAATCGCGCTACTAAACCCACGAGGACTAGCATCAGTCGTCGTCTTCAGATCCGGTGAGAATCCACGATCTAGCAGGCGGTCGAATCGGCAGCGAACGAGGATGCCTGTCTCTGGATCTTTGGCGTATACCGACAGCTCGTTGCGTCCTTGCTCCTGATACAGCCACTTGTTCGCGACTGGATTGGTGCGGACTGCTGACTGCATGGCGTTGATCTGGCTAGCATCAGCAGACACAAGTACGCTGTCTGTCCCGTGTGCGGCACAGAGAGCCTTGTACTCAGCTGAGCGACGATCTTTACCTTCTTGTAACGTGACGTACTGCTTAGCGAACGACTCAGGCTCAAGGATGGCTGAGTGGGTTGCGCTGCCAATAGCCATCGCTGCGGTCTGCTTGAATTCGCCGTATTTGAAGTGCGCTGGACTGACTGCGATCTTCTTCAGGCCTGTGCAGCTAATGCCTGGGCCTGAGTGGTACGCAGCATTTGAAAGCTGATCAGCCGTGTAGATACCCGGCTTCATTGTCCATTGTGCGATTGCAGTCATTTCGCTCGCTCCTTAAGCATTGCGTCGGCAACTGCGTAAGCTGATTCAGCCCATAGCTTTATGATTTGCTCTCCTGAGTTCTTATCGCTATCCCACGCTCGCCCCATCAGGCCGGCAACCGCATGCATAGCAAACTCATCGCGCAAAGTAGCCTGGCTCGAATGAGGTTGCGGCTTAACATCTTCTGTAATTTTCGGATCTGTCATTTTGCAACCCTCTCAAAATACCGCGCCAATTTCATATACCGATCCCGTTTCGCTTTAGTTATCCTATGCCCAAACTTATCAGCCTCGCCGATGATTGCTGTCCAGAGTGCGTCGCGGTAGGTCATTCGTAATCCTCAGGATATTCAACTTCAAAGTAATCCAGCACTGATTGGCACAGTCGGTCAACGTCGCCAAATCTACTCCTGACCATGTTTAGCGCCTGATCGATAATGTCCTGCTCCTCTTCTGTGTACTCACGACTCATGCCGCCACCTTCATTTTCGATTGATAAACCGCAGCCTTCCGCGCTTTCTTAGCCTTCCGAAACGCCTTAAGCTTGTCAATCGCCCGCTGCCGATGATCGTCAGAGACCGGGCCGTATACCGATCCGTCGAGGTTGTAGCGGTATGGCGTGGATGCCAGTGCGCGATGGTAGTTCGGACTCGCAAGCCAGGAGTTCATAGCCGCTCGCTGGATTGCCAGGGGGATAGTAAGCACGCCTGCACGTCGTAGCTTAGCCAGTTGCAGAGTCGTGCCAATTGCCAGCGGCTTAGGTTGGTCGCGGTTGAAGAGTTTCGGGAATGCCAGTTGCAGCACTGCGATTCCGGCGTTTACTTTTTGTTTGTGGTTCATAGCTGCGGCACCTGATCAAGCGGCATCCAGTGAGTTACGGCATCCAGGCACTGCGAGCGAGTTTCGCCAATGATGTTCCAGTACTGATTGCCATGCTGTGCAAGATACCCAGCACCGTACCAGTTCAAGCCTTCTTCTTCGTGGGCCATGGAATTCATCCAGCGGTCGTTATGTGCCAGTGCTACGATCTGATGCAGCTCGGGCATGCGGTCTTTGATGCTAATCCAGTTGCTCATGTCAATAACTTCCTTTTTTGTTTGCGTCATTTTTAGACCCTCCATCGTTTTAGCAGCGAATCAAGGATTTCTCGCGTATCGTCCATTCCTGCATACTCATCCCAATACTCACGCTGAATTGACTGCTTTAGATCCTCGATACCGGTTCTAAACGCATTGTTTTCTTCCTCTAGCGCCAGCTTCAATCGTCCAACAGCCTCACCGTGAAGCATCAGATGGTAATAATCATCAGCAGTCACGAACTCGCCATGATCGGAGTATTCTCGACCGTGGATCGTGCCTACTAGATCGAATGCCCTCATCATTTATTATTACTCCTGTTCTTCAAGAATATCCATCAGTTCCCAGAAATCCTCTGGATTAACTGGGCATGCTATGCCGTACGGAAATTCTGTAAGATCCTGATGGCAAATGGTGCGACGACCGAAGCCGTCAACCGCCCAAGTCAGTTTCACTTGTTCACCTTGGTTTTAGCGATCCGATACCACTCGTTACGGCATTCGTTCCAAGCGAAGAATTTGCCGTCTACTACTTTGACATCGCGAATCAGGCCGGTACGAGTGGTGTGAGTCATGTCTGTTGCTCCGCTGCTTGGTTGGCTGCATCTCTTGAAATGGATATTAGACGCCGCGCTAAATTACGTCAACAAAAAAGGCCGAATCTTTTTAGGATTCGGCCTTATTGTTCTCCGGAGAACGATTAAGCGGCTTTCGGCTTCCTGATCTCTTTCGGCACGCGGGACTGGAAACGCATGACCAGCTTGCGAAGGCGCTGCTCGAAATCGTCCTTGTCCTCTTCGTTTAGGTTCTCGATGACCACAATCGCGTCGTGCCAGAGGGCGCCGTTCATGTGGCCTGTGGACCGGAGCATGACGCCTTTAAGCTCAGGATCGTTCGGCTTGACAGGAGGCGTTGCCAGCTCCTTACGCTTAGCCGCAACCGCATCCACCATCTGCCGGACATTCTCGAACTCAGTCACCTTCAATTCGTACTTGAATGCAGCGCGGAACATAGACGCATACTGCTTAACTGCTCTAGGCGCCGGGGCCAATGTCGTCACTCCCAAACCGGGGCGACCTACCTGGCTCGACCAGCCATTCTCTGTGTAGCCAACTTCCAACCAGGGGTTGAACTTCTCCAGTGAGTCGATCTTTTCTTCCTTGACTAGCTTCATAAAGGCGCCCGCTACATTGTCCAGTTTCTCGCCCTCTTCGGCGATGTTCTGAAGGACCAGTGCTTGCTTGCTTTTTGTAGTAGCCATGATTTTTTGCCTCGTAAAGTTGTAGCTTCCCTTGCAGTAATCCTCAGGACAGGGGGCGCCGCTAGTGGCGTTTGCCCCTGCCTGTCCTTAGGTTAGCCCGAGGTGGCTAGACGTCAAAGAACTTTTCGTTATAAGCGACAGACGGTTCAGGCATAAGAAAGACTAATAGTTTTCCGGAAAACTATTTATTGTTTGTGGTATGCTTTGTCACTCAACGTAAACACCTAGGTGCAATAGATGAAGACGAAGGACGCGATTAGCTACTATGGAGGCATCAAGGCTTTGGCTGATGCTCTCGGGATCTGGCCTCACAACATCAGCCGCTGGGGCGAGACTGTCCCTATGGCTCGTCAGTACGAGCTACAGGTTAAGAGCGCCGGGAAGCTCAAGGCAGAGGCTTAACTATGGCGGCGCTTCCGTACATGCAGCTATACGTTGCCGACTACCTGGCAGACACGCAGCACCTTACGACCGAGGAGCACGGGGCATACCTTCTACTGTTGTTCAGCTACTGGCAGACAGGCAAGGCTCTACGTCACGACCGTTTAGCGCCTGTTGCACGACTGTCCAACGAACGTTGGGTTGACGTTAAAGAATCGTTGCGTGAATTCTTCTTTGAAGACGGTAATCGGTGGATTCACTTCCGAGTTGAGGCTGATTTGGAGGCTGTAAACAGCAAAAGCATCAAGGCATCAGGAGCAGGCAAGGCTTCGGCAAGAGCCAGAGCAGCCCGCAAACAGGAGGTTTCGCAGGGAAATCCAACGAACGTTGAACGAACGATTGAACGAACGCTTAACCATACAGATACAGAAGCAGAAACAGATAAAGAGAAAAACCCTTGTGATCAGCAAGCTGAATCACTTGATTTGCTAGGGGCTACGCCTGAAAAGAAATCCGTGCAAGTTCACATTCCTTATGACAAGATCTTGGCCGCATTCAGAGAGAAGCTTCCTTCTTTCCCTCAGCCTAGGAAGCTAGATGCTGATCGCATGAAGGCTGTACGTTTGATTTGGATGAAGGAGCCGGAATATGGATCTCTTGATTTCTTTGATCGGTATTTTGGATATGTTTCTGAATCACCGTTTCTTATGGGTGAGAAAGATTGGAAATCGTGCAATTTTGACTGGATCTTCAACGCGAAGAATTTCAGGAAAATCGTTGAAGGCACATACCACAAGGGAGATATGTAATGCGTGACCCATTCAGTCTAGAAGCGGAACAAAGCGTTCTCGGCGCCATGATGATTGATCCTGCGCTGATTGATCTGCTAGCTGCGGACCTGGAGGCGAAGGACTTCTACTGGCAGGACAATGCCGACGTTTTTGCCGCGATCATCGAACTCAACTCGCTTAACCGCAAGATTGACTTCCTGACTGTCGGCGAACACATCGGCACACTGGACAGTGGTGAGCCAGCATTTGCCTACACGGCTCAGATTCAAAACGGCACACCTAGCGTCGCCAACTCGGAGCAGTATTCACGCATCGTCCGCGACCGCTCTCTTGATCGCTGCCTGATCGCAGCCGCACAAGAGATTCACCAGATCGCACACAGCACGATGGATACCCCAGACAAGATTGCAGCCGCTCAGTCTGAGATACTGGCTATTGACGGAGAATCAGCAACAGCCGAGACGCTAAATGCATTCGACGTGTTGATTGAGCACATGAATCTTCTAGAGGAGCGCATGAACCGTGGTGACGCGATATCTGGGATCTGCACAGGACTAGAGGACTTTGACAAGCATACTGGCGGATTGCAACCTGAACAGCTGGTGATCATCGCAGGTCGTCCAAAGATGGGAAAGACGACTCTAGCTATGGATATCGTTCGAAACGCCGCTATACGTCAGGGCAAAGAGGTTCTGGTGATTAGCCTTGAGATGAGCAATCGACAGCTTATGGATCGGCTGCTTGCCGCTGAGTCATCAATTCCTCTTGATTCAATGAAAGACGGTTCTGCATTAACTGAGCACGGCTCTGCGCTTACGGCAACAGCGCACCGCGTGCAAAAATCTCGGATGACGCTGTCCGACAGGCCGGGGCTAACCATGCGCCGGATTCGCTCAATGTGTCGTCGTCACAAGCGCAAGCACGGGCTCGACATGGTAATGATCGACCACCTTGGCTTGCTTGATGCGGATGATCCGAAAATGAATCAGGTGGCCAAGGTCACTGAGATTTCACGACAGGCAAAACTTCTTGCAAAAGAGATGAAAATCCCCGTAATTCTTCTATCTCAGTTGAACCGCTCTCTAGAACAACGACCAAACAAACGCCCCGTGCCGTCTGACTTGCGAGATTCCGGCTCGATTGAGCAAGACGCAGATATGGTGATCTTTGTTTACCGTGACGAGGTTTACAACGAGAATAGCGACCGCAAGGGCATTGCTGAGATCATCCTGTCCATCTCCCGCGAGAGTGAAGCAAAGACTTTCTATGCGATGTTCCAGGGGCGATACGCGCGCTTTGCACCACTTGAGG